CGCCAAAGTCCTTAAATCTTTGATTCGAGGAACCTGTGAAGTGTTAGTAGAAGTCATAACGATCTTCACCACCACCGAACCAAAAGATGCAATATCTGTCAGTTCAAAACTCAAATCAGTAAATGCGTTATAATCGCTGCTTTTTGGTAAAACGCGACCATTATCGATTTCTGTGTATGGTATACTTGAAATATTTTGGCTTGAACCGATAGGTAATGTTTTGTAAAACACCTTGACATTTGCCTCAATAGGAATATTTGCTGCGAACATCACATGCAAAGACGTTGAAGGATTCGCAAAACTAATCTTGCGAGTCACGTAATTGCTGATTGTGCTTGAACCACTTGGCGCAATATCAGAAGCGAAGAGGCTTCGAATACTTACCTTCGTTCCACTCACCGAAGAGGCAGAAGTAAATGCCGCTGCCCGCATTGTCAGAACAATCGTAGTGCCGACCACTTCAATGTTTTCGATCAGGTATGTGCCATTGTTGTTGGATGCCGAATTACCTGAGATAGTCAGATATTTTCCGATAGACACCGATTGAAAATTAGCCACCGAACCGGATGCAACAGTGATTGTTCCCGGAGCCGCGAACGTCAAACCAGTACCAGAATGAATTTCTTTGATATCCAGTTCTGCCACGTTCGTATTGGTTTCTACCGGATTGTTGATCAGGTTAGAAACCGCAATTGCCGATAACCTTGAAGTATCAAGAATAGGACTTATGGCTTCATTGTTTGTTGACATAGCAACCGACAATTTCAGCGACTTTGTTCCACTCAAGAAAGTTGTTTCGTTGACCGGAGAGGCAATCAATCGAGGCGTATAAAATTCATTCGTATCGTTTGGAACAATTGCCGAATATCCTGCATCAATCGAGTATGGAGTTTGAGTACCATCAGCACTTGTGCCAGAGACAGTTTTAACACTGAAAGACGTTGCCGTATCAGGAAATTCCTGCATCTGTACATAAGGTTGAATTGCATCAAACAATACATTCTTACTTGCACGAACAGAGCTTCCACCAAAGTATCCAGACTTAGTAGCATTGACCGGCATAATGATTGTATAGCTGCCCGGATCAACATCGCCGATTGTATGAGTAGCAAAGAAAACATTGCTTGGAATTCCACCAACCGACATTGTGTATGACCATGCGCCGTTCGAAATTGCAACCGCTGCATTTTCAGTCAGAGTCAGAGTAGTGCTTGATGTGATTTCGTTTACTGTTCCGACATAAGTACCTGCCGAATTGAACAGCACCGAACCGACTTCAAGGGTCGCATTGAAATCAACACCGACACCGGTAACGCTTGAACTGGCAAGACTTGATGTAATCGTACCAACACCGCGCACGCCAAAGGTATCAGCCGGATTGTCAGAACGAATAACGACTTTGCTACCAACCGACATACCATGATTTTTATGCCAGATTCGAACTTTCGCTTGACCAGTGACCGTTTCAACCGGATTAGTTTCCAGTAAAGAGAACGACACATTATCATTGACGAATTCGACATTCGAAACGATGCTTGTATCAAAGGATGCACGCCAGATTGTGAATTTCAAATCCTGTGATTGATCGGCAGTCCAAGTAGAAGCNTTTTGNGATTTGAAGAAAGAACCCATGTAAGGNTGTTCTGAAATCGTTCGATTACTTGCCGGAATTTTATCGCCCATCTGCGAAATCCAGACATTGTATTTGTCCGAATCTGACATCAGAACAATACAGTATTCGGTATTGTTCATTAGATAAACAGGCGATTCAAACTTGAAGTTTGTTGCCGTATCATAAGATGGGAAAGTCCGACCATCCGGTAATTGAACACTTGTAGCACTGAGCCGTACCGATTCAGGTTTTAGAGTAACTTTGCTGAATGGTAAAACGCGCTTGCCCGGATAGCCGTTGACGACTTCCCGAATTTCCAGAGATACCGGAATAGCACTATCTTTGGTTGCAAAGAAAACATCGATGTCAGTAACCAAGCACCCGCCCATGCAATCAACCATGAAGGTTTGTGCAATCGGATCATACCAACCGGTATCAGCAACTACTCTTTCCGAAGAATTGACGATGACCCGGTTATCCTGAATTGGCTCTTGAACCAATTCGGCATTGCGAGTAGCGACAATCGTTGCTTGTTTTGTTTGTAGTACACCAGATGCAATGTAGTTGCTTCGAGATTGTGAAGTAAAGGCACCATCAACCGTTCCGACATCAACAAGTTTGACCTCTTTGATACCAGTTCTGAAGCGCATTCCCGCCGTGTTGCCAAGGAATGAATCCGCACGATTAGGAATAGTGAATACGAAATTCAGTTCGCCATTTTGGTTTGTGACCATGAAATTCGAATTACTAACCGTGATACCAGCAACCCCGTTGTATTTGTTTGCTGCCGATGAATTTCCATAGACGTATTCGAGCGATTGATAAACACCGGTAGCGCCTGAGAGCGAACCGACAAAAGTTTCACCCACGGTAAATACACCTTCCATGTTTTGAACATGTAAGCGCTTTACATCGGTTTCTGTGTTATAATCTTCGCCCACAATTACAGCCGTAGCGCCGGAAGTTTGACCTGTAATCACGTCACCGATGCTGAGACATACCGTAGTTGTCGATTTGATGTTGTCTACATTTTTGCCATAAACTGAGTTAAATCCATAACCATAATCAGTAATATCTAAATCTGAATTATTGAAGTATGAATTAAATTCGATTGTTCGTGCCGCTTCTGAAGCCTGACCACCTGCCGGAGATTTATGATCGAAATTTTTTGTGCCGGTCAATGTGTACGTCAAGAAACTTGAAGCAGTGCAAGTTTCATTCAGATCAATACCATCAAAAAACAAATTGAACTTTGTATTTGGCTTTAATCCCTTAGCCTGAACAAGAATGTTTCTTTCGCGGCAATATGGAAGAATCGCAGTTGAAACAACTCTATCATCAACCGTTTCATGATCGATCTTAGCGACAATCGTTGTCTTCACACCAGAGCGAGATTGCCCGACCTGAGTAGCCACGGTTTGAAGAGTTATGTTGCGACCATATCCGGAATTCTGACCTTCAGCAGCAAGATAATGTGCCACCGTACCCGCATCCATTTTGAAGCCATCATTGCGAGTCGTAGAACCAAAATTGCCCGCGTCTCGTTGACCAGAGTAAACGACTCTGCCATCAACAATCGTTTGCATTTGATCACTGTGAGCGTTGTAGTTGACCTGAGTAGTCGAAGAAACGTATGGTGTACCTGTCCATTGAGTTTGCCATGCATTCCAGACAGAACCAAGCACACCCGCTTTTTCAGCCAGTGACGCAATCGTGTTGAAATTTCCTTCGACGTTTTGTATAATATCCGGTCTACGATCTACTTCAAACCATTCATCCGTAGATGGAATGATGTTCATTGAACCTAAGAACGTAAAAATAGCAAACGGGTTAATGTTCTCAATGCGTGAGGCATATTGTTGTTCAACAAGTTTCTTACGCGCAGCAATCGGCAAAGTAATCAATGCACCTGTTGCCTGATAATTGCTTGCTAGTCTTTGAGTATCATTGGATGCTGACTCAATCAGATTCACGTTGTCCATATTGAAAAACGGACGCAGTTCACCGCGTTCCATATCGATGGAACATAGGTAATCCGGATCAAAAATGTTGCCGGTATTGTGACCACTAAAGCCATCAACAATAAAGCCATTCTTGAATCGATCTAGTCCGTTTTCATCGCGCAAAGAGATTGCCGATGTCTCTTGCTCAAGAAGAGAAAGAGAAGTATAATATTCAAGATTGTCAATTCTTTTATCCAGCTTACCAATGTCGCGCATTGTGTAGCGCTTGTTGTCAGTCATTACATACTTGACACTAGCCGGATTGAATGTAAATGGTTCGATATCAAGCGAGTAAAGCGTCATGCCTAATGCTTGATCCATCGGATACTTGGCATTCAGACTTGGTATCCCTTCCAAGTCATAAAACTTACCTGCAAAATCGATAGCAATCTTGTCTTTGCGAGGCAAGTAGTAGCTGAAATCTGTAAGGATATCAATGCCACGTTTCAGCAATAGCGAAGTCGAACTTCCTGATCCAGTAAAAGCAGTTCCGGTATCCGCAATACGAGGGCGAAAATCAATCACGTCACGCAAAGGAACATTGTTGAAGTATGGAATGTTCGAGTATTGAACAGATGAAGGATAGGAGTTTACTGTGAAGTAATCGCCAGTTGAATGAGTGAAATATTCAAAGATGACCTGTACCGAACCGCTAGGCGCAGCAAAGCTAGGCAAGAGATTGAGCTTACCAATATCGTAGTGTGTGCTACGTTGACCATCATCCAGAGAATAACGATCCGAGATATCAATCGAGTATGTACCAGCACCAAAAGTGTCAGCCATCTTGATTGATTTGATACGATAGATATCTGCTTTACCAAGTGACAAAGAAGCTGCCGTTGCAGTTGCTAACGTAGTAAAAGTTACCGTACCTGTTGCCAGAGATTTAGTTTTTTCTGTGCCTAAAGTTCCGGCTTTATTGATCGTTGCAATGACTGTAAAAGCAGTGATTGCATAGTCTGAATCAAAAGTCAAAGTTGCCGATGTTCCGCTTGCCACAATGCCAAGTGGTTGAACGATTTCGCCATTCGAATCTTTGATAACCAGATAGTTGTCGGTTTCAGCCGATGACGCAAAAGTACCGGAAGTAGTCGAAATGACCAACGTACATTCGCCACCAGATTCAGCCGATGAAGTACCAGAGAATTGAGCCGAGACGGTATAAGACGTATCGTTCAAACCTTCGATAGTCCGCATAGAACGAACAT